CTGCTGTGCTGTCTTCAAAGAAGCCATCGCCAGAAACCGATACGTTCTTCAGGCCCGCAAGGGTTTGAGTCCACAGCGCGCCTTCCGGGGTTGTGCAGTCAGGTGTTGTCACGTCGATTGACGTGTTGTTGATTGTGAGCGTCTTGCTGTTCAGACCGCACAGGTTTGCGAATGTTTCTGATGCTTCGCCGTCCCCGATCTTCACCAGCAGGGCGCGTCCAAGTTGTTTAGCCATGATCGGCCTCCTTCATCATGCGCTTGCCCACAGCGCGGGGGGTTAGGCGGTTGCCTCAAGCATTGCTTGAAGCGCCACGACTGCCGTGTAGCCACGGCCCTCGGGGTCTCTTGTGACAGAATAGTTCTCGAAAATCAATTCGACCAGCGTGTGACCTGTCACCGTCACGGCGGTCTCTTGGCGATGCAGCGCAGCCTTGATGGCCTCTGCCACACGCGCTGCCTCTACTCTACCAGAAGCGCTGCGCGAATGACATTCAAACGTGACTGTGACCAGCGCGCCCTCGGTGTTGTCCGTATCAAACGCTTCTGGCTCAATCGCCAGAAACCTTACATACGGGAATGTGGGCGTCTGTGGGGGCTCATCATAAATGCGGGTGCTGACCAGTGCGGTCACATCAGAGTTGGCAACCAGAGCCGCCCGCAGGCCAGCCTGAAGCGCCAGAGAAAAGCCATCAGCCATTCAGCGCCTCCTTGATTGCTTTTTTGATGTGACGGCTAACAGATCTTGCGTGTCTTGGGCCAATAATTGAAATGACCGTTCTGCGGACCTCAAATCCGTATCGCAGATTGCCCCAGCCATAGTTAATGGCATTTGCTGCAAGACCATCATCAGCGTCACCATCATAAAAATTTATGAAGCCGATAGAATTGCCATCTTCTTGAATGAAGTTGCTATTGATGCCGCTTTTGAAATCTCCGGTCACATCAGGCGCAAATGCCCTGGCCTTAGTTTCGCCCATTTTGGTGGTGCGCTTTACAGATGCGCTCAATTTACGCTGCACCTCAACCGGCAGATCGTCCAACTGACGCAGCAGCTTTTTCACGCCTTCGATCTTCATGCCGCCACCCCGCGCTCTAGTTTGAACTCAAGCACAGTGTTCTTGCGGTCGATCTGCACAAGACCCTTGATTGCCCACGTCACGCCCCGGATCACAACGCGGTCGGCGGTCGTGATGCCTTGCGTGGTGCTGTCGCTGCGCACGCGCATGGTAGCCATGCTGGTGTTGAACATCGCGCCGCCTTCGATAGCCTCTTTGCCTGTCGTTTCGCGCATATCAGCCCATCGCGTGGCTAGCGACGACCACCCAGTGTAGACGTTGCCGTAGCTGTCAACGCTGCCCTCGGACAGCCGCTGAAACTCGGCGCGCTCACGATATTGGCCAGCCTTAACCATACCAGCGCTCGCGATAGATATTCAGCAGGCTTTCAAATCCAAACGGAATGTCAGCCAACTGATCCATTTGACTGTTCTCACGATTGTCGTACCAATGGCCGATCAGCAGCATCATCGCATGTCGGATGCCCTGCGGAACATTTGTTGGCGCTGCCCCGTAGCCTGCTTGATACTCAATCCGTATTGCATCGCTGCGGTCCTGCGTCACCGGCCAGTTGAAACCGCTTTTCGGGCCGATAATGGTGGCGAACTTTGGACCTGTGATTTGATAATTCGACAGCGTGTCGGTCTGCAACACGCCATCTGTGTCGTAGTATTTGACCGCTGTCACGCCAATGACGGGGCCAAGAGCCAAGGATATTGTTTGCGGAGGTGTACTGTTGATCCACTGCCCCCATTTCTGGGTGATCATGGCTTGGCCTAACGCGCCTTTTGCGTCGGTGTAGGCCACCGCCACGTCAATCAGGCGGGTCAAGATCACATCATCATCGCTGCCCTCAACGCGCAACTGGTCCTTCACCTCCGAAAGCGTGATCGGGGCGGTGGCTGGTGCCTCAAGCAGTTCAAGCGCGTGATAGTAGGCGAGAGATGCGGACATCGCTTATTCCTCAGAAACAGCCTTCCGGGTGCGTGGCTTGGCAACCGCGCGCTCTACCTTCGGTGCGGCAGTGATCGGCTCGGCAATGCCAGCCTCAATGAACCGCTTTGCTTCGGCATCGTTGCAGTCAATTTCGTCGCCCTGATTGTGCGAGAAATCAATGCCAGCCATGGATGTGAGCAATCTAACCTTCATGGGTGCCTCCTTTCGGCTTAGTGAGACGGCGGGTTGCCCCGCCGCCCTAGAAGCCGATCTTACGTTGCGGCAGTGATCAGGTGCTTGACCGCTGCGGTGTTGGCCAGCACACCGTCGAAACGGATGTAGCCGAGGATACCGTAGTCGGGTGCGAAGCGCTCGCGTGCAACGTACAGCGACGGCGCGCCGACCTTGCGGACGTAGAACTTCGACATGTCACCGAACAGCATTACCTTCTTGGCGGCTGCAAGGCTGTCCATCGCTTGGTTCACGACCACGTTGTAGCCGAGAATGTTCTGCGGGATGCCTGCCTGATAGTTGCCCATCTGCCAGAGGTAGTTGCCGTTGCCATCCTTCAGTTTGCGAACTGCGGCCAGCGTGCTGTCATTCATCATGATCGCGGTGCTGGGCGCGGTGCGGTAAGCAGGATCAACCGAGTGGATCAGGTCAATGATCTCATCGGCAGTCACAGCGGCGGTCGCGGCTGCGGTCTTGCCCGCTGCCGAGTTGGTGACGATGCCCTCAACATCCGACGAACCGGAGCCGGTGGTCAGCTTGCTGTTGGCGATGCGGCCAAGGCGCTCACCAATCAGTTCGCCCAGCAGCGATTCCATGTTCAGGATGCTGTCGGCGTTCAGTTCTGCGGACCAGCGAATCCACTCCGAATCGAACGCATAAGCGCCCAGCGACTTCTGACCAAAGGTCACGTCCTTGCCGCCATCATCGGTCGGCTGCGTGCCTTCGGTGTGAGCCTCTGCGGTCACTGCTGTGTCGTCAACGGTCGGGATGTTGAACGTGCGGCCATCCGTCGAATTGATGACGGTGAACAGCTCGTTGCCGTACATCGGCCCGGTGGCAATCATCGCCTTTTCGATGAAGGTCGCCAGTTCTGTCGGAACTGTGTAGCCGCCTGCGGTGGTGGTGCCGCCGGTCTGGACGCGATATTCCTTCAGGACGTTGCGAACTTCCTGATCAACGTAGCCTTCGCCACCTGCCGCGATCATTTCAGCGAATGCAGCGCGGTAGTCCATGGTGAAGCCAGCGTCAACAGCGGGAGCCGAACCGGCCTCGCCCATCGGACGCTTGGAGTAGTCGATCTGCTGGCCCGAGCGCAGAGCCGCTTCGACCTTTTCAAGACGGTCAGCGCGTGCTGCCATCTTGTCGTGGTCTGCCATCATGGCGTCGAACTCGCGTTCGATTTCACCGGCACGCTCTTCGGGGGTTTCGTCGGTAATTTCCGACAGCTTGGCGCGGGCCTCGGTGGCCAGCTTGGCCATCTTCTCCCGCAGGTCTTTCACTTCAGCCATAGCTAGGCCTCCATCTAGGGGAACTGGTCAGTCTCACGACGATCAGTCCAAGCGCTTGCCCAAGGCGCGGACAGGGCGAAACAGCGGGAGAAACCGCTGCTATCCGTTAAGCCGTGCCTTCATGCGCAGCCTGCGCTTGGCTTGGCCTTTGGGGTTGCTCTTGCGATGCGCCTCAAGCGCCCGCAATCCAATCTCGGTGCCATCGTAAGCGGGGGTCGTCACAATGGCCACGTCAAACAGTTGCAAATCCTCAATCGTGCGCTTCGGCATATCGCCGCTGTCGTCCCACGATTGCCGTGTCGGAATGAATGCGAAGGACATTTTGTCCAGATCGCCGCGCTTCATCTTCGGCACGATGGACCGTACGTCCGGGTCGGTCGGATCAAGATTTGCGTCAATGCGCAGGCCGCGATCATCCTCGGTCAGCGTCAACGTACCGGATCTTGTACGCGCCAGCGGCAATCCTTCGTGATTGATCAGGAAAACAACATCGTCCTGACGCTCAAGCGCGCTGCGGAAAGCACCCTTGGCAATCACCTCGGTGAACATGCCGCCGATCTTGGTTTCCTCGCCAAACACCGCCGCATACCCAGAAACACGGATCAGGCCGTCATCCTCTTCGCGCAGTTCAACGGGCTGATGCAGCGCCCGGATTTCAGTGTTGGCCATCTTGCCCTCCAAAATATGTGGCGATGATACCACATCGGCGCGCTCTTCGTCCACTGGGGCAGCAGGCTCAAATAAAAGTGGCTCAAAATCATTGCGATCAAGCCATTCCTGCGCCTCTTCGACCGTGAAAAGGTCCACATCAAAACGGATGGACTGCACCAAAACCGTGTCGCCCTTGATGCCATAGACGAAATCAACGCCCTCGCCGCCCTCATCGTTGCGGCGGCTGAAGCTGTCAAATTCCTCGGGATCGCGAATGCGGGCAGCATGTTCGCCGGGATATGGCCGCTTTTCGGCGCGATTTAAATCTTTTTCTCCAGATTTGCATGTGGTATGTATGGGGAGTGCATCCAAAAGAGGGCAAAAATGACGAGAATGAGTGTTCAAGATCGTTTCTGGAGCAAGGTGGATAAGAGCCAAGGCCAGAACCGATGCTGGAATTGGATCGGGGCAAAAACTGGCTCCGGGTATGGTAACTTTGTCTTGTGCGGAACGCGGGGAAGCGAAAAGCTCATTCCAGCACATCGCTTCAGTTATGAGACCTGTATTGGCCCAATCCCCGATGGAAAACACGTTGACCATCTCTGTCGCAACAGAGCGTGCG